GCGGCGCTCTTAGTGCTTTTAGCGGTACTGTTGATTTATCTTTATACGCACAGAACATGGTAATGTGCCAAGCTGAGCGCGCGAAATTGAAGACAGTACCAAATGGTATCGCAAAGCGCATTAAGATGACCCAAAACCAAAGCAAGAATTCAATCGCTGATCCGACAACCATGGAACTAGATTTAGACCACTTCTCTCTATACGCCTCTCATCTTATTATAAGTTTCGGCGGGGTCGCCACTGACGCTCTTGATGGTGTTAACGAGGCTAAACTAAGAGACGCGCAGGTAGAATTATTATTGAATTCTACTTCATTTTCAGGTAAATTACCTCTAGGACTTCTTAAATTATCGGGTTCTTCAAACGGTCTTCATTCGCATCAGAATCGCGGTGTAGGAGAGGGTAACCTCGCGGCCGTGGGCGATGACAAGGCAGCTATTCATACTTTCGTTTTCCCACTTGCGTCTCGTGCGTACGGTGGTTCGTCTGTTCCATTAAATCGTTTTGACAACATTAGACTTAAGATTACAAATCTAGGTGGCAGTGGTGGTGCTGCTCTTAATACTACCACGGTTGTTAGTGTTACTTGCGTAGGTGAAACAACCGCTCTTTACAAGAATGACACCGCGTCTCTTGCTATGTATTAAATAACTTCAACTAATTTCATTTAATTAAAATTAAATAATTTTAACTACGTATTAAATTTAAAATTATTTTCTTTTATAAATTATAAATACAATGTCTGGAGCTATAGCAGCACACTCAGCTCATAACGGGTCTGGTACTCAGGGTACGGCAACAACAAAGATAGCAAGCGACAATGACCCTTCGGTGATGTCCGTATTCTATAACAAAAACGATGTCGTCAAACAGATGAATTATGGTTCTTCTCTCGTTGAGATACCATCCAGTGGTACCAGCACTGTAAACTTCGGAGGATCTAGACTTTTCTTCGTGAATACTGATATCGATTGCCTTGGTGACATGTTTTTAGAATTAACCGCTACTCTACCTACATATGCTGTTTCTGGATCTACAACTCCTGCAAATGTTGGTGCAGCTGGTAACACCACCACTAACCTCTCTTTGAAGCCATTTGCTCTACAGACTCTCATCGAGTCCGTTAAAATTCAGGTTGGTTCGCAGACTTGGCAGACCATAGAAAAAGAAGATCTAAGAGTTGTAAATTCTACTGAACTTGGTCCAGACGCTTTTGGTGAGAGCAGCGTAATGAGTACTCCACCATCGAATGGTACGAGTGCTAACACAACTTGGCTCGTAATCCCATCGCTAACTAAAACCTTAGGCCCGGTTTTTGGTAAGTTTTCAAATCACACCGAAGACGGTTATCCAATGGTAATTGCTCCATCACAGCAGGTTAAGGTTGAGGTCACTTTCGTAGAGGCTTTCCCAACAACTTTAAATTATACCGCCACGGACGGTGCAACGGCACCCCCAGTAAATGCGACAACCACTGTTTTAATCAAGGAGAATGTTCCATATACAGCAAGTCTCACACTTGCTAACTCGGGTAGTGCTCAGGCTGTTTCTGGTGTACTTGGCGTCCAGTCGGCCGCTGGTTCTATAACCAGCTGCAAACTTTACGCTAAGCAGCAGATCATGTGTAATGCCGAGAGAACCCAGTTAATGGCAGATGCCCAGGCTGCAGGTATTCCAAAGCGTCTCAAGATGACTCAGAATGCTTACACAACAGATCTTGGAAGTAGCGACGAGAAGACTATTGAACTCGATCACTTTTCACTATACGCCTCTCATTTAATCATCACGGGCAACCTCGGAGACGGTGTCAAACTTGCGTCTGCTGAACTTAAGTTAAACTCTAGCTCATTCTCTGGCAGACTTCCCGGTGTTCTACTTGATTACGCTACCTCGGACTCGTTAGGTTTATTCGCTAATAAATACATATACCAGACTGGAGTAGTCGGCAGTAATCCAGCGTTAGAAGTCGAAGAGTTTGGAATGGGAACCTATGTATTCCCGCTAGCATCAACCGCGTACAGTGGTTCGTCTGTTCCTCTAAATCGCTTTGACAGCATTCGCCTCGTTTTAAAATTCACGTCAAAACCATTATCTACCATTAGTACCTTTGTTAACGTAACATGTGTTGGTGAGACCACTGCTCTTTTCAAGGGTGGTGCCGCTTCGCTTGCTATGTATTAAACTTATTTAATAAATTAATGTAATGTAAATGTAATGCGATGTGATGCGATGCGTTGTGATGCGATGTGATGTAAATGTAAATGTAAATGTAAATGTAAATGTAATGTACTTTTTATTTAAAAAGTTAAATAAATAATACATTACACAAAATGTATTAAATTAATTTAAAAAAAATATATACATTTATAATAAATGTCAGGCTCAATTGCGGCAATTGCGGCATACGATGGTAGCGGTACAGAAGGATACGGAACTACTGACAAATCTGTTCCAGATGCTAAATCAATTTTCTGGAACGAAAACGACAAGAATGTATATTATGTAAATGGTTCCAGTTTCTCGGAAGTATCGAGCAACAAAGGAGAAATAACAACTCCGGAGACTATTGTATTTACATTCGACAACGATTCAGACGCAATTAATAACCTAACTCTTGCAATCGAAAGAACTGGACAATTTACTAAAGATATCAACACTCCGGTTTATTATATGTTATACTTTATAGATAGAATAGAAATCTGCATGGGTAATCAGGTCATTTGCACTCAGAATACTATGCAACTAATAAAGGATTATTTTGATCACGGAGATTATACCGTCTTTACAAACTTTTATCCAATATCAGGTTCTACCACTTCTACACAAACGGCTGCTCAAAAGGTAAACTTAAATATATTTAAAATGTTATCTCATAAAGCGTTAGATTCTTCATATCTAATGGCGTGTGCAAATAACCAGTCTCTACAAGTAAAAGTTTATCCACAAAATTTGACATTATCAGCATTTACTGCATATGTTAACTCCGCCACCGGCGTTGCACCAACGGCGTTCGCTAATAATACTTTTTCCTTTAAACTTTTTGCCAATAAAATTTCAATGACAAATGCTGAAAGAGATTTTCTTATAAAACAGGTTGTACCAAAAAGAACTAATATTTCTCAATTTGCTCAATTATCGGATAAACCAATTCAATCTACTATTAATGTCGGAGATACGATAACAATAAATTGCGATCATTTTAATATTTATGCAGACAAGCTTTGTATTCTAGGAGTGTGTCATAAACAATTAGAAAATCTCGGTGGATTTGATGTAGAGTTATTCTTAAATTCTACTTCTTATTCCGGTGAACTACCCTATTACATAGCCCAGTCACAATTAAATACGCGCGCGCTTGCCGCCGCTGACACTCCGACCGCCATTGCAAACAATGCTAATGGCACTGTTATTTCTGCTGCTATTGCTTCTATAAACACGAGAATTCACGAATCAAACAGTGATAGATTTTTCTATTACAAAATAGATCTCGCTAAAAATGGAGATTCTCCATATGATCAAAATTATGTACCCCTTGCTAGATTTGATTCTATTAGATTAGTTCTTACAGCCAAAAAAGCCATTACAAAAGCTGATTATGAGGATTTTTTTGAGACTTTAACCGTTGTAGCTGAAGGTAAGTGCACAGCTTTATACGAAAAAGGAGCAGTTACATTCAATAATTATTAAATACATGTATTTATACACAATATATTATATTATATTATATACATTTAATAAACTTCCAGTCTAATTCTTTACAAATACATTTCCATATGCTCTCTTGTTCGAATAATTTCTCACGACTTTTAAGTAATGGAAAATAAATAAGATATTCATTTTTATCTAATAATTGAAAAAATTTGTATAAAGTATAAGAATAGCTTAAAAAGTTCTTTCTGGTTTTCGGACAGTACTTTTCAAATGGTTCTTGAATTTCATTAAACATATCTGTTAGTTTGATTTCTAATTCCTGTGAAATAACTAATTGTTTATTACCTGTAATTTTATGGATTATATTTGGTATATGTTCATAGTATTTATTTAACTTTAACTTTTTAAGAAATTCTTTGATTTTATGATATGTGATAAGAGTTTTATCAGTAAGACGTTCTTTTCTAATCTCTATTATCAGTAATTGTATAACTTCCTCTGGAACATTTGTACCTTCACGACCCTGTATCTGAGTAATCCATTCTTTAAAGTGATTAGTTCTTTTATAACTGTAAGGTTTAATATATTCGTGATTCTCTGCATAATTCCATTCTGGTAGTTCAGATATATTAAACTTTTCGGTTAGACCACAACTATAACAAATTAATAAACCAGATGACGTATCTTGAACAGTATTCCCCTGACATTCTTTACAGATGTACACTGCTTTTCCGCGTTCTATAGAAACACCAGATTCTTCTGGAAAGCATTTAGCCATATACATCTTATAGAATTCTTCTTTGTTATTTTTAGAATCTAATGAAATGTATTTGAATATTTCTCCTTCGTTGTTACATTCGGTTGTGTATTCTTCGGAGTCTATATCTCTTATAAATTCCATTGACTTGAAAAGATATTCAGATAGTTGTCTTTCTGACTCTATGTCATCTATTTTATCTTCTAGTTCTTTTAGTTTAGCGTCGATATCCCGATTAGATTTATTAACAGTTTTAGCTTTGTACAATAAGTTTAATTCGGATTTATACTTACTTAAATTTTTTTTCTCTGCTTCTATAGATTCTATAGTTTGATCATGCTTTGATATTATAGACATTCTTGAATCCGTGTGTGCGATTTTTTTAGAAATCTTAAAAGAAGACATTATAAAAATAATAAGTTATTCTTTTAAACACATTTAATTTAAAAATATATTATATAATTTAAAATGAAATGTTAATATCTTATTCAAAAGATTTTACAGTTAAATGTATTAAAAATTTATGTAAAATTAAGGGTATACGATATGTTTCCAATTACAATAAAGATTATTTACTCGATTTATTAAACAATTTTAACGCGGCTAAAATTATACAAACGAAATTAAGAAGTAAAACAATGATGGATGTTTTTTGTCCTATATGTCACGAATCTCTAAAGTATCCAGTTGTTTCAATAAAAGTAAACGACAAATTTTTTTACTATAATTTTTTTACATTAGTAGAATATTTAAATAAAACCAACGACTTTAGAGATCCGTGCACGCGTCAACTTATAAAAGACAATAAATTGATACAAATTAATAAATTAATTCGATACTACTATGGAAAAAATACGAATAAGATATTAATATCAAAAAGCATGATTAAAACAACAGATCTTAATATAATAACATATTGTTTATATGATATAATTAATGAAATACATAACAAAGATGTAGCGTTAGAAGAAATATATCATAACATTTTACCGAGATTTATATACTATATAAATTACCTAATTAAAAATCACCCCAAAGAGGATTCTGAAATAATTTTAAGTGCATGCAAAGAATCTGTTAACAATACTATAATCTTAGACTATATTCAGCTTTTAGAGATAATAAATTACTAAAAAATATTAATATAAAGAAAACTTACTATTTAATATAAAGAATCGATGATTGATTTTTGTAAAATTTGCGATCCAAAATGCAAACATAATGATTGTATATGTAATAAAAACTTTAGATATTTTTATGACATATACAATGAATTACAGGCTATCAACAGTTTAGAAAAATTCAATTTAACTAAAAATTGGAGCATCTCTACTATGACAGTCTGTTGCAGTCTCAATAGTTCTATAAATTTGGAAAAATATACCAAGGTATATTGCGATGAAATAACTGGTAAGTCTTTTTACAACTGTATAAATACATATACAGGTGTTAAATACCAAAATAAAAACAGGGTGTCTATTAAAATATTCTCTAACGGAAATGTGCAGTTAGCGGGTGTATTAAATGTAATGTCTGCGACATATGCTATACGCAAGATATACAGAAGACTTTTAAATTTAGAAGCTTTCAATTCTGATGCGTTTATATCTAATGTGAGAATTTGTATGATTAATTCCGATTTAAAAATTGATAAAAATATAAAACAATCGAATGTATGTAAATTTTTAGATTTAAAAGAAATCGAACATGTTAAGATGTATTCTTTCAATCCAAGTAAATATCCTGGAATAAATATTAAATTTTCAAATCCTTATAACGAAAAAATAATAACATGTGCTATGTTTAGACCGGGTAGTATTATAATAACAGGGGGAGACGACATCTGTACTTATAAATTTGTATTACACCAAATTTTTAATTTGTTGCAAAATAATAATAGTTTTTTATATTAATGTTAACCGTATACCAAATAGATAATATAATAAAATCAAAAGTTTCCTGCAACGTTTCTCATAAGATAGCAAACGCCTTTACAAATAAATGCTTTATTTACTCTTTTATAACAGACTTTTATAAATGTAACAAAATTTTTGATAAAAGTACTTTTATAGTAGCATTGATTTATATGTATAGATACAATTTAAAGTGTAAAATAACCTATGCGAATATTAAATTGGTTTTGGAAACCTGTTTAATATTAGCCAATAAATATTGCTCGGATTTTGAAATTCACGACTCTGGTCCATTAGAAATTCACCTCTTACAAAAAATTAATTGGAATCTATATGTATCGATAGACGAATATAATTATTACAGAGAATGTATAATATCATTTATAGATTTGGATTAATTATCTTCATCTTCATCTATTATATCGAGTTTTTTGCTTACAGGATCATTTTTAATTTTATTAATCGCCGGTGCTAATTCAGCATCACTGTTGGGATCGATTTCAATGTCAATGTCAGTTTCTGAATTTTCTTCAATTTCTTCAATTTTTGGTATTTCCCGTTTATCTTTCTCAACACTATTCTTGATATTATCTATATCTTTAGACAATTCAACTACTCTATTATATAACTTATAGATCAAAAAGGCCAAAATAGCTAAAACGCACACAAAACAAACAATGTAAATTAGACTGAAATCGTCAGATGCGGGGTTTTCGCTGCCCATTTATTATACAGCTAATGTTTTAAATATTGATATAAAACGAATTACTCTGGGTCATCTACATCATTATTGTCTCCTGGAATATCTATACCAGTATAAAATGTAGTTCTTTTAAGAACTATACC